TGAATATCTAATTGTGAGGTATTATCATCAATAGATGCAACTTGATCATCTACAGTGTCATACATCTCTCTGAGTTTTGCGTCAGCCATAAACTTTCTCCATTTATTTGTTATACTATTTATATTTTTGTTCCCACAAATAAATGATCTACTATATATATTAATATATGATATTTAAGAATCTATTTTTTAAGGAGTGTGATTAACTTGTTAAGAATAACTACAACAGTAACAGGTAATGGTTTTAAACCAGAAACATTTTTCAGCGGGAGGGGAATATACGAAATAATTGAAAATATTAATAGTATTAGTTTGGTTGTATTTCTTCCGGTTAATCGTATTGGTGAACTCAGAATGGATTACAAAAGAAATGGAAAATTTTTTGGTTCTGAGTTGGATGACAATTGGGGCACACTAACATCTGGTTGTAATAGTATTGAAAGAAAAAGAATTATTAATTATAATTTTCAAGGTTTAACTTTAACAGATGTTTTCAATAGAATCGCTGAAGAAGAAAAAGTATTTTCAAAAGATGAGGAGGAAAAACCATGCGAGGAGTCTTCGTTGGTAGATTTAACCCAGTACATAGAGGACACACAGCCGTTATCAATATGATGTTTGAGATGTGTGCGAAGTGTCTTATTGTTATAGGTTCATCGACAAATACAATGTCGATGAGACATTTCTTTTCATATGAACAACGAAGAAAATTTCTCAGAATTATTTATCCAGAACCATTTCCGATTGTTGGATTGCCAGACTATAACTCTGACAAAGTTTGGTTGTCAGCACTCGATGATATTTTATTGAGTGTTTTTGGTAATGAGTCTATATCGCCTCATCGAGAACTTGTATTTTTTGGTGGTTGCGAAGAAGATGTCGAATTCTTTATTAAATCAGGACGAAAAGTATATATTATGAATCGATTTGATGGGACTACTCCAAAAGTGTCAGCCACAGAAATACGCGATGATTTACTTTATGGACGGTTGCTTGAAGGTAAATTGCCTCCTGTGATTATTCCATCGGTTCGGGAAGAATTTAAGAAAAACTGGGAAGTATTCAAACGAATTTAATTTTTTGAGAGGAGAAAATTATGCCACTAAAATTTATTGAAATCGAGCTTGATGCTCGCAGTGTTGATCTTTCTTTGAATAAAAAATACATTGCTCTCATAAGTGGACAGTGTTATACTGGTAAATTTGAAATGCGTCCCGGCCATATCCAAAATGATTTTGGCCGTGGTGGAATACAGATACTGAAATTTTTCGTGAGTGATGATGGAATCAGGCACAGAATATTAGAAATTGAAAGATTATGGGAAATTACCGAATTAATTGATGAAGTATCTTCAGATTATTCGGATGGTCAATTTTGTTATCATCAAACTGTATGGGAACAGGTTCCAACAGTAGTTAATGGTATCAACTATGGTTTCTGTACCAGCAAAGTATGGTTTAATGAGGATGAATGGCATGGATATATTGATATCCATCTTCCAACCGAGAAAGACAATTTCACTCTTCGAAAAAATCTACGTTCACCTCAAATTTTTCTCGGTTCACCACTTAATTCTGCATGGGGATCTCTTGTCAAACCATATCGGTATAAACAGATCCTGATGTGTTATAAAACCAAAAATGAAGTAGTACAGAAGATCAAAGATATTATCACACTTATTACCGTTGAACTATCGGAACATAAAACTTTTTTGGATAATGGTGGATATTACACTGTTATATGTGGTCATGGTAAACCTGGATATGTCACAATTACATTATATCTTCCAACAGATGATCCAGGTTTTTTACGGAAAGATCTAATGGATTTTAATGAGATAGTATTTGGTGAAAAACTTTATAGTGACTGGGGCTGGTGTACTGATGATCAGAAGTATCGATATCGAATATGTGAACTTCCAGTACATGGTGATTTTGTAAAGGAACTTAAACACTTTCAATCACGTTATTAAAAGGAGAGTGATCATGACAAAACTTATTCCTGTAAATCTTGAATTATCTTATCTTGTCGATGGCGATCGCTATATGGCTGAAGTTGATGGCGATTGTAAAACAGGTATTTTTTCTACAACTGCTGGCAATCGATATTTTCGTGCTGATGATGGGAAGGTATATACATTACGTATGATCCAACAATTATGGAAAATTCAAAATACTCCTTCCATACTGGAAATTATTAAGTCAAGTGATCCGTTACAATATGGCAAAATCGACTTGATTCCACAATCAGAACCATCTGGATTTTATTATATCAAATATGGTGAGTGTTATCATCCATATCGTCTACTTCTTTATTTTGTCATGTCAAACGCCCTTCTGGAACAATTAATCGGATCAAAAATTAAGTACTATGGAATGTGTGATGATTGGGGAAAACCATTTAATTCTGATTATCGTTATGATGTAGTTGAGTATACTGTTATCAAAGATGATATAAAAGATGCTCTTAATTATTTAGAACGTATGGTTGCTAAACGTAGAGATGAAATCAATAACTATTTACTTTTACGTCCGGTGCCTAAACCTTCTTATCCATCGGCTGAATTTGGTACAACTTTACACAATCCTGTTATGCCAGATTACTTACCATGTGATGTTAAACCCATATCTCATCCTCTTCCTATGATTGATATTCATACTGCTATTAAACATGATACCAAATCTTTTGGTAGCATCTTAAACGGATGTGGATACTTCGAAATTAATTCACATTCTGAGCATCCTTCTATCGGACGCACGATATCAATTTATTTACCAACCGATAATAATAAGTATCTAGCTACAGATCTTCAGAATCCTGACAATATCGTAATGGGGAGATGTTTGGATCAAGTTTGGGGATCGATGGAAACAATACCCACATTTGAATCAGGCGAAATAAATAGCAAAGTATTTCGAGTCGCTAAAACTTCTTATTATGGTACACCTGATACTATTGATTCAATGGCTTTACAGTGTATTCGCAATACTGAAAAAAATATCTTGAACAAATCAATAAAGATGTCGATCCAAATACTTTTGATTGATAAAGGTGTTAAATTTGGAAGTATTCTTGACAATTCATGTTTCTTCCGAATTGAACCATACAGGTTTATTTCTACTATGGATTATCGCTATCCAACTGGACCAACTATTGATCTTTTGGTTGGTAAAAATATCACATTATACTTACCAACTGATGATAATCAATTCCATATTTTTCATGATGATTTAAAATACAGTCTTCGTAGTAAAAATAAAATTCTTCTTGGAAACAATCTTAATCCTAAATGGGGAATGCCACGGCCACTGTGTGTTAAAGAGTCTAGTTCATTTCCATCCAAAGTTTATCGTGCGCGTGATATCGCATTTTTTGATATGCCTGATGTTATCGATGCTAGTATCACAGAGTATCTTTGCAGTATCGAACAATTTTTACGATCTGCCGAACCAAAAAGGCAAGTTACATTCACTTTCTAATCACGGAGTACTGAGGGAGACTATTGGTCTCCCTCAACTTCAGTTCTTTTTTTCCAAAATTTTAATCATATTATTTAAAATAATTTTTGGATCTATGTTGTACTTCATATCTTCTAAAAAAATAATTGGTGTTTTTTTAATATTATAAATTCTAGAATGTAGATCTTTTTGATGCCCCCACTGAAGAACTGGGACACATAATAATGCCGAAAGATTGGGAATTCCACTTTGAGAACCAACAGTTAATACGGATCTTTTGATTGCTTCAATTGTAAGTCCAATTGTTGATATATCACTATTTAATTCAATTTTATTTATATCATAAAATCTATTTTTGCTATCAATTACATAGTCTGGTGATTTTCCACATATAATAAAATTATATTTTTTATATAAATCACTACTATATATTAAATCATACAACTTATCCCAATGAGGCCAATTACGTCTCATACCATTTCTATAACGTGGTGCTAATATAATCGTTTCTTTATCTAGTGGTAAATATTTTTGAATGACATTATAATTCGCCAATCTTGGTTTCCATTTATATTTCATTTGTTTTTGTGAATATTGATTTTTATTAGCAAAATTTTTACCATCAATATTTGGAAAGATATGATTTATAATATTAAATCTTTTTGAGAATTGATTATAAAGTTTACTTGCCAATTTTTTATAATCTTCGACTGGAAAACCGATTAAACGATAACAGTCTGGTTTGTATTTTGTTCCATCACCTTCAATTTTTAAAGGGACTAATATATCTGAATATTCACCATAAAGATCAAATCTGTCTGGACGAGTAAATATTATAAATTTATGATCTGGATAATGTTTTTTATAGTACGGTACAAGTGCTGAGAAGCGAAGTATTTCCCATCCGAGTTCGGAAATTACTGGTCCGAATAATATAGCTTTTTCTTTCATAAATTCTCCAAAGTAACATGAGACCAAATTTTTCCAGTTTTTATTGATGATATCGTTCTGGCATCAACTCTAAATACTTCTCCAATTTCTTTTTGAGTTATTTTTAGTTGTTTTATAATCGGAGAATTCGAAATTTGGTATATAGCTTTAACTTGCCAATCTTCAAGTTTATGAGTTCTACTATTTTTACTCATTTTTATTTTGGAATTTTTTGAATGTTTTTTTCCAAAAAATGAATAATTTATATTTGTATGATGGAATATTTTATGGTCATGTATATTCATTAATTTTAAATTATCAATATTATTATTTTTTGGATTTAAATCAATATGATGAACACACTCATTTGGTTTTAACTTATAGTTATTAAAAGTTTCAAATAATAATATATGAATTTTTTTATTCTTGGATTTTCCGTTTATCCATAATTTAGAATAAAAATATCCTTTATGATCTATCAGTATTTTTTTAATCTTTTCTTTTCCAAATTTTAATGATTTAACTCTACCAATATTACTAACTTGATAATCGCCTTCATAATCTAAAATATCTTTCCAGATTTCATTTTCTAAGTCATTGATATCGAAATTTTCGTATATTTTCATTTACCATGCACCCGCCAATTTCTTATCATTTTTAATCATCTTATAAAAATCGTTAAACGACATATCACCAATTTGTTTTTCGGCGTCTTCAAATTTTATTAAATCAAGTTTA